AGTTGCGCCACTCGAAATCCCTTGCGACATACCCAACATCGTATTCAAACCGATTTCAGCAAATACTTTTGATGGACTGGAAATACCTAACTTATTTTTAGCAGCGTTAATTGCCCCTTCAACGCCATCGCCCACAATATTTTTTAGACTATCTATCGCACCTCTCACCCCACCGATAAACCCATCAATGAGATTTTTCCCTAAATAACTCAAGTCTATCAAACTGATAAAATCTTTAATCTCTTGAATCTTAGTGGTAAATATGGTTTTGATATTTTCCCATCCGGTTGATACTGCCTCTCCAATTGAGTTTACCGCAACTGCAATTGAATTGGTAATGCTTTCCCATGTAACGGTTAAAAAGTTGACAATACTATCCCAGGTTTCTTGAGTTACAACTTTAATGATTGTCCAGGCTTGCGTAACCGTAGTTTGAAATTCCGTAAAACTTGAGCCTAACAGAGTTAATAAAACTCCTAAAGCGACGGTAAAGATACCTTCTATCGCTGTCCACAACCCTGAGAAAATGGCTTGCAAATTAGTTGCCATACCCTCAGTATCGCCCGTAACACTACTGATAAATGCGCCAATTAAACCTAAAATAAACTGAATTGCACCGTTGATAACGTTTTGTATACCGGCCCACATTGCCGCCGAATTGGCTTGTAACGCAGTCCAGGCAGACTGTATCCAATTAACCATAACATCTATTGACGGTTGGATACTAGCAACAAATCCTTTGAAAATTTCAATAATTCCGCCAACAAAATTTACACCTTCTGACCAAACTGTTTTGAAAACTTCAATAGCTGCGGGCATGTTTGTTTGAATAAAAGCGATTACAGTATTTAGTGTCGTGCTAAAAGTTCCTGCAAATTGACTGGCATATCCACCTACCGCAACAAATGCGGCTGATAGTCCGGGCATAGCTTGTTCAATTATCGGCATAACCGCTTGTAAAAATGAGGTTAATGCTGGTAACAACGCTGTACCAAACTGAATCTTCAATGTTTCAATTTGTCCGTCTAAGGCTTCCATTTGCCCTGCATACGTGGCCGATTGCGCCGCCGCCGCTGCTTGTAGTCCGGTCGCGCCGTCAATCGCTGTTCCCATTTCGTTCCAACCGGTAACACCCTCACTTAATAAAACATTGATACCACGCATACCTTGCGCCGTAAAAATATCTTGCAAATACGCATCTTTTTCAGCTTGCGTTTTGCCAGCTAAAGCCAGTTCCATATCGCCTATAATGTCAATTAACGGTCTCGTTTGCCCATCTACATCATAGATAGATACTCCCATTGCTTTTAGTGCGGCGGTACTATCATCTGTGCCTTTAGTTAAATCCCGCATAATACTTGATAATGTAGTACCGGCCATTGAGCCTTTAATGCCAGAATCGGATAACAAAGCTAAGGCCAAATTGGTATCTTCAATGCTCATTCCAAAATTGGCTGCATCCGGCCCGGCATATTTTAGGGCTTCACTCAAATCGGATACACTGGCATTGGAAGCATTAGCCGTTCTTACTAGATAATCGAGCGCATCGGCGGCAAATTGCCCCTTTGCACCCTCATCCTCAATCGCACTCCCAAAGGTAGATAACGCCACAATCCCTAATTCTGAGGCTTGGGCTACATCCAATTCACTAGCAGCGGCTAAATCGAATGAGGCTTTTAAAACCCCACCTAACTCGGCTGTGCCAGCTAAATAGCCTTGCATATCTCCAAAAATGGCATTACTAGACAAACCGGCTCTGTACAGATTTGTCATTGCCTCAGCCGCGCCAGTTGCGCTTGCCCCTAACACATTAGAATCGCCGCCCACTTTCATAGTAATTTGTGAAAGTTCTTCTAGCGACATATTAGAATCACTGGCGGCGGTTTGCAAACTTACCATTGAAGTTTGAAATTGCGCAGCTAAATCTACTGATTCCGTGCCAACTTCAACTAACTTACCGGCAGCTTGTAAAGCCAGTTCCCCGACCTTTTCTAAACCCACACCGACCGCTGTTTCTAGTGCTCTGGCAAACGAAAATGATTGCCCTTCAGCTTTTTCAGTTGCGCTAGTCGCCTTACCTACCCCACCTAAATAATCCGACAAGCCCTTATTGAATTGACTGGTATCAAAGATGGCAATCAATCCAATTTTTTCGGTCATTTAATATTTCTCCGATTCATTTCTTTTTCGCGCAATAAAGCCTCGTAACTAGCCATCTGATTTTCAACATTATAATGTGCAATCATTTCCGCTTTAATATCCTCATCTTGAATTGCGTCCCATTGCACATTCGTCAAATTCCAATACTTAGCTACTCTTAACTCATAAAACCGTCTACTAAACAACCAATTTGAATTTCTACTTTTCCAATCAATTAAATCTGAAAGTGGAACAGGTTCTTTATCCCTGAGATAGTGAACCTGAAAACATATTCTCCGCAGCTTTTACAGCGGATGAATCAACCCCCTTCAAACTTAATTTCATAATTTCCGCAATGGCATTTTTAATGTCATACGGAGTTTTCAATAATTCTGTGGTAACATATCTCACCTTCAAGTCAAATTTGTTTGTCGGTAAGGTTATGCCTAACCACTCTTGTTCCGATAACCAGTCCTCAGAGATTTCACACTCTACCCCATTGTAAAATAAATAAGCGGTAGTTTTTTCGTTAATCTCCGCTTGCATAGCCGCATAACCAATTTGATAGGCTGCCCATTTCTCTAAATCTTCTGGGGGAGTTTTACTGTCTTTAATGCTTTCCGCATCATACTCGTATAGTTGTTTACTGCCACCCGGCAAAGTCACCACATATACCGGCTTAACTAAATGATATTTTTCTTTAACACTATCTGCAATCTTTTGAATTTGCAAAGGCGAAACTGGTAAAAACACTTTAACGCTCCTTTTTAAGAAACTGGCAAGTTGATTTGTAAAAGGAGTTAAACCAAACCAACTTGCCAGTTGTCAACTAACTTCCAACCTTCAAAATCAATCCATTGTTAACAGAATCTTCTCCGCCAACATAAGCATAATTTTCATTGCAAACTACCACACTATTTAATTCTGTATTGGCGGGTACACCACTAATCAATTCCCAATCTTCCCCGCCGTTGCGAGTCCTTAAAACCGTGTCATCTGCGAGCGCAAATCCGACAAAATCATTGGCAAAATCCATATCGTTAATAGCATCAACTCCGCTATAAATCTCAGTCCAGGTTGTCCCGCCGTCCCAAGTACGCCAAATAGACCCGTTGGCGTCTCCGACCATTACATTATCTTTATCAAAGACGTATAGACAATACAAATCTGGTGTGCCTGAAATTGCAGTACAGGCTGCCCAAGTCAATCCACCATCGATAGACTTTACCACCACACCGCTTTCAGCTACAGCATAACCATAATTAATGTCAACAAACATAATCGCGTGATAACCTTCTGTAGTTACAACGCCATCTTCCTGATTCGTCCAATTGATACCAGCATCAGCACTAAAGAAAATATATCCAGCGTCTACTGCCAACCAGAGGTGTTTAGGATCAAGCGCAAACAATGCCCCCGAATCTAACGCGCCTCTAGTTCCCACTGATTCTACATCTACATTCACAAAAGTTGTGCCTTCGTCGTCGCTATATGCAATTTCTAGCGGATTTGCTCCGTCGCTATCTCTAACCGCCAACCAACGATAAGTATCATTGCTCAATTGAATTACAGCCACACTCATTATATCTTCATCTGCACAAAACGGTTGATCAGAAGAATTTGTCCAAGTTGTCCCGTTATCATCAGTGTAACCAATGTCAGCTAACGCGGCGGCGGCTGGCGGTTTGGTTCCAAAAATAAGATATTGACACAGGGCAACTTTATCATCACATTGCCCGGCGCATCGAAAATCTTTCCAAATTGCCAAATCATTTACAGGCCCTTGATCTACTGCCATATTATTTTACCTCTCACTAAGCTGGTGTATACCGATTTTGGGGAATAGTTTGTTGTAACGCTGCAATTTTAACCACTTTAATTAACGGCGGAGCAGCGGATAAATCGTGAGTAACACTTG